GATACTGGTACGCCTCGTCCGCGCGCTTGGCGCGAATCTCGGTGTCCGTCCTGGCGATGGCGTGCTCGCGCTGCGCCGGCGACAAATCCCATTCGCCAGCCTCGAGCCGCTTCTTCGTGTTCTCCGGATCGACGCGGGCCGTGGACACCGCCGCGGCCATGTTGAGTTCCTTCTTCAGCCCGTCCGCGATCTTGATGCGGTCCTGCGCCGGGACGCGCGTAAAGGTCGCCGCCAGCTGCGCAGCTTCCTGCTCGGCCATCGGGAGCGCCAGCGGGTTCGCGCGCAGCGTCGCCGCCCAGTTGTTCAGGAACTGACTGCCGTCGCGATGCGCCTCGGCGGAAGCGCGCTGCACGTTGATGCGGCTCGCCTGCTCGTCGTACATGAGCTCGGTGTTCGCCGAGTAGATCGCGAGCGAATCCTGGCCCTTGCGCGTCTGGAAGCCCTCGCCAACCTTGGCGAGATCCGTCTGCATCGACTCCTTCAGCTTGCCCAGGTCGCGGCCGTCCAGCGTCGCGGCGTCCAGTTCGGCCGCGTACTTGGCGCGGATCTGCGTGGTCGTGACGAGCGCTTTGCGGTTCTCGTGCTCCTCCGCGTCCTGCAGGTACGTCTGCGCCGCTTTGCCGGCGGTCCCTGCCAGTTGGGCCAGTTCCGCGTTCGTGCTGCCGAGCTCCGCGGCGTCCGCGCGCCGACCGCCGGATACCGGGAGATCGGCTTTACTGGCGCTGAAGGTTGGAAGCAGAGGCATGTTATGTCCTAGTGAGGCGCGACTGCGCGTAGCCCGCGCTGGCCCCGCCGCCGAGCAATTCAGCGCCGGCCTTCATGTACGAGCCTTGCCGTGCCTGGTCGCCGGCGAAGCGGTCGAGCGCGGCCGAGTTCGTGTAACCGCGCGCCTTCAATTCGCCGCGGTAGGAGATCATCTGCTTCTCGAGCTCGCCCTGCGCGGCCGAGTCCGCAAGGATGTCGAGCACGCTGCCTTCGCCTGCCGCGCCACCGTTCTTGCCTTGCGCCGCGCGGATCGCGCCCATGCGCAGGTAGTTCTCGCGCTCCTGCTGTTTGACCTGCATGTCGGCTTCTTGGCGCGACAGTTGCGCGTTTTGCTCGCCGATCTTCGCGTTGTAGTCCCCGGCGGCTTTCGCCACCTGGCCCTGTCGAACCGCAGCATACGCCGAGATGCCGGCGGCTGCGATCATGACAAACGGAATTGCGACGGCCATTTTAGTTCACCCTTACGAAACCGACGTGATCCTCGCCCTCGGGACCATACTTCTTCATCAACGGCGTCTCGACGTGGAAGCCAAGGCGCAGTGCCCACCGCTGGCCGGCGGGGAAGTCCGTGCGTACGGTCATCTCGACGCGACCGGATACCTTGGCCAGCACCTTCAGCGTCTCCTCCGTGACCCACGGCATGTGCCGCAGCACGCCGGGCCTGCGCGCGATGTATGCCCATGAAATGTGCCGCCCGGTCCACTGCTGGATCGTGCCAGCGCAGACGATGACTTCACCATCGACGACGCCGGTCCAGCTGTTGTGCGCCTCGAGCGCAACGATGTCCGCGCCGAGCGGCTTGTACGTGCCGTGCTCGACCGACTCGTGCGCAAGCAGCCAGTCGTAGTGCCATGACTTGAACGGAACGACGCGGCGGTCGATCATGAGTCGTCCGCAACCTGAAATTGTGGCATGAGAGCGAGCACAGTCGCCGGGAACGGGCCGTCCGCGCGGAAGTAGACTTGACCGAGCTTGTCGAAGTCACCTTCGAAGCGCTCGCGCACGACGCCGGTGAATAGCGGCGTCGCCGTGCCGTACTCGTCGCCCCACTCGCGCACGAGAATCTCGGTCAGGCTGTCGACGTCCGGCCCGATCTTCAAGCCGAGCGTGTCGACAAGCCACAGGCCCAGGCGCGTGATCTGCTTCGTCTTGCCCTGCGCCGAGCCGTCGTCCGTACCGCCTTCGAGCGGCATGGAGTTGCCGTCGCTGTTGTACAGATAGCCGAGCGTGATGATGGACCCTGTGCGCGTGAGTGTAGCTTTGCCGTTCGTCACCGTCACCGCCGGGTGCTTCGTGCCGTCGATGTAGACGCCGACTTCCTCGCCCTCAAGATGCCAGAGGCCGGTCACAGTGTCGGTGGCGGGAGAGTTGACAGTCGTCCAGCCGCTGTCGACGTGGAAGGCGTCTTCCTGCTCGTCCTCATTCTCCCAAATCTTGCTCATGTACTCGATATAGCGCTTGACGCCGCCGTTGATGTAGCGTTGCACGACGACGTACAGTTCGTCGCGCGTGGTGTCGGGCGAAGGCACGACAGCAACGCTTTCCACGACCGGCACGAGTTCGCCATCGTCATCGCTCGCGCCGCCCAGTTCGTGACGGTGCCAGGCGACGACATCCTGATCGCGCTCGTACGTCATGCCCAGGAGCACGCCGTCGCCGCGCACGCCCCACACGATCGCCTGCGGCTGCTCCTGATACGCCAGTTCGTCGACGCTCGGGCGCGTGATGTGCTCGGCCAGAAGCGACATATCTGGCGCCTTGAAGCCGTCGACCTCGTAAACGTACGCGAGCTCGCGGACCTTGCGGCCGGCGCGCTGCACGAACAGCACCGCCTTGCCGGAAGCGACCGGCGCGACGTCGGCGCTGCCGTAGCGCGTGGTCGGCTTGCCCGAGATGTTGGTCGGCGTGATGGCCTCAGTCTGCACCGACGGCCGGATCTGCCACTCGCCGCGGCTCGTGCCGGCGATCAGGCCGCGCTCGTTCGCAACGAGCCACTTGATCGCGTTCACGTCGTCGGCGTTCAGCGTAAAGGCCACGGCGTTGTCAGACGCCACCGTGCCGGCGCTGTTGCTCGGCGAGAAGTTCGTGTAGGCGCCGGTCTTCGATCCGTCCAGGCGCTGCGGGTACGTCGCCGTGCCGGCCATGAATAGCCGGTCCTCGTAGAACGTGCCGCAGCGCGGGAAGCCGGTGGTGTCCGACCACACGCCCATGCGCCACGACGCTTTTGCGTTCACGTTCGTCAATGTCGCGAGAACGGACACAGTGACGACGGTGGTCGACGTGTGGCCTGTGATCTGAACATAGCCCCAGGTCGAACCTTCCTGAATGCGGATCAGGCGCCCGATGTCCGTGACAAGAAAGCCTTGACCGCCGTTGATGCCGGTGATGGCGCTCGCGGTGAGCGTGACGCCGGTGCCAACCGCGAACGCACTGGGCGTCAGCGTCGTCGCCGTAGTGTTCGTCGAGTCGTACGGGCCGTCGGTGAAGACGATGTTCGACAGCGACCACGACAGCGCAGAGTTGCGCACCAGCTGCTGCGGCGGGAAGTCAGGATGAAAGATGTAGAGCGTGTCGGCCGACTGCGTGACGCGCACGTTAGCGAGATCGCTTTCGTCGAAAGCCGTCGCTACTTGGAAGATTTCAGCAACGGTGCCAGCCGACGTGTACGTGTCGTAGTCGGTGCTGTCTACTGGCGTCGTGCCATCCGTCTCGTACAGTTCGAAGGTGTTCGCGCCGGTGTCGACGTTCTTGACGACGAACTCGCGGTTGTTGACCTGCGTCATGCCAAGAACGCCGGTGACGTAGATGCGGTCGTCGTTGGCGTACGTGTCGCTGCCAGTGTACGTCACGACCGCCGTCGCGGCCTTCGTGATGGCTGTGATGTTCTGCGCGACCTGCGTCAGCAGTCCGTGGTTCGTGAAGAACCGGATGTACTGGTAGCCGAACTCCAGCACGTACGTCTGCGTGATGCTGTATTGAAACGGAATGACGCGCGACACTTTGTCGTGGTGCTTCGTCTGGTGCAGATACGCCATGCCGGGGCGGCGCGTCCACGCGCCCTGCGTCAGCGGGATCGCATTGAGACAGACGTAGAGGCCAGCCGCATACTTGTCGATGTCCTGGCGACCGAGCATGAGCGCCGACAGTTCGCCGGCGTTAAACGCGTTCTGGATGGCGGAAGCGCGGCCCACGTTAGAGCCTCGCCAGGACCCACTCGTCCTCGGGGAATTCCTCGGCAGGTTTCTCGAAAGCGTCGATGCGTTTCGCCTCGTTGATGGCGTCGTCGTACTGCGCCTTCATGTCCTCGACCGCCGACGTGCTGCCTGTGATTTCCTTGCAGCACTGCGCGGCCAGGCGGCACGCCATGACTTCGACGAACAGCGAGTCGAAGTAGTTCGGGTCGTCGATGTCGGCGATGTAGCGGAACTCGAGCGGCGCCGAGTCGCGCGACAGGATGTGCAGGCCTTCGATCTTCCAGTCCGTCGCGATGCCCGTCTCGTCTTCACGCAACAGGCGCAGGAAGTCGTTCGGCTGGCTGTAGCGGTTCCAATCACCCCACGTCGGCCCGGTGCCGTCGGCGGCCACGGACTCGCGCTTGATCGCGAATGACCACGCGTGACGACGGAGCTCGGCCTGGCGAATCGGCTCGAAAGCCAGATTCAGCGCTCGAGCGTTCGGGTGGTCCTGCGTGAGCGATTCCAGCTTGCGCCCCTGGCCCAACTTCTGCAGGGCCAGGTTGGCGATCTGGACGTTGGAGGTCGCCATTTACGCGGCCTCTTTAAGGGACTTCGATGTCTAAAGTGATACCGAAAGTGAGGATGACGGCCAGCGGGTTCCACGCGGCGAGTGCGCGCAGGACGCAGGTAAAGCTGCGGCCAGCGTCGGTCAGCGGCGTGCCGTCGAACGAATACTGAGCCGCGTAGACCGGATACTCGAGTACGTTCGTGGCGAGCGGCTGCACGAGCGTCGGCATGACGGCCTGCACTTGCGACGTGCCTGCGGCGACGGTGCCGAGCGGCCCGGTCCAGT